TGCGTGTGTTCCCGCGAAAATACCGATTTGTGGCTAAAGGATTTCGCGACCATTTTGTGCAAGAATAAAACAATCTGCAATGATTGGATTTATGTCAAATAAAGGAAGACCGCCAAAACCAATTGAACAGAAGCGTTTATTGGGTAATCCTGGAAAAAGAGCTTTGCCAAATGAAGCAGAAGTTTATTATTTACCGCAAGTGATTGAAGTTCCTGACCCAATTCGTCCTTTGGGTACGCATGGCAAAGAGCTTTGGAATCGCGTTTGGTCTATGGGTATGAGTTGGATTTCACCAATTTCGGATATTGATTTATTGATGATGACTTGCGAGATGCTTGATGAAAGAACAGGTTTGCGCACCCAAGTTTTCAGGGATAACCGCAACGAAGATAGAAGAGCTTTACGACATTTGGAATCACAAATTGTTTCAAATCTTTCTTTGCTTGGGTTTTCACCAACCGATAGGTCAAGATTGGGTATTGCGGAAGTTAAGAAGCAATCAAAATTAGAGGAACTGCGTGCCAGACAAAAAAACAACGACTAAAAGTTTTCCACCAAGATGGCTGACACCTGTTTCAGAACAAGAGCTTTTAGATTCTAAAGGCAAACATGTTATACGATTTATTAACGAATTATGCATTCAAACAAAAGATACTGTTGCTGGCAAATCTGGTCAACCAATTATTTTGCGTAATTGGCAAGAACAATTATTGAACCATGTTTTTTCGGTCAGAGAAGATGGACAATTGAAACACCGAACTGCTCTTGTCGGCATGGCTCGAAAAAATGGAAAATCGGCAATGTCATCAGGTATTGCGCTTTGGGGTTTATTTATGGGTGAGAACGGCGGTGAGATTTATTCTTGCGCTGCCGATAGAGACCAAGCTCGTATTGTTTTCGGTGATGCGAAGAAAATGATTGAAGCCGAAAGAGAACTTGCAAGCCAAGTGAAACTTTACCGAGATGCCATAGAACTAACTCAAACAGGTTCGGTTTATCGGGTGCTATCTTCGGAAGCATTTTCTAAAGAGGGTTTATCGCCAACGCTAGTTATTTATGATGAGCTTCACGCTGCTCCAAATCGAGAGCTTTTCGATGTTATGCAACTTGGTATGGGTGCGAGACGCGAACCGCTTTTGTTAGCAATCACTACCGCAGGAGTCAAGGCTGATTCAACAGGTCAAGATTCCATCGCATATAACTTGTATCAATACGGACAAAAGGTTGCTCGCGGTGAAGTTGAAGATGATTCATTTTTTATGGCTTGGTGGGAAGCTCCCGCAGATTCAAACCATAGAGACCCTGAAGTTTGGAAGCTCGCGAACCCTGCTTTTGGTGATTTGAATTCCACCGAAGATTTCGAAAGCGCAGTAAGGAGAACACCCGAAGCAGAATTTAGGACCAAACGAACTAACGCTTGGGTATCTTCTCAAATTTCTTGGCTACCGACAGGAGCTTGGGATGCATGCGCTGAACCGAAAGAGATTCCACCAGATACAGAAATCGTTTTGGGTTTTGATGGTTCTTTTTCAGGTGATGCTTCAGTCATAGTTGGCGCAACTTGCGAAGAGAATCCTTACATTTTCTTAGTCAAAGCATGGGAAAAACAACCTGAAGATAGCGATGAATGGCGAGTTGATATTGCAGAAGTCGAAGCGACAATTTTTGATTTCTGCGGTAAATACAAAGTTAGAGAAGTTGCTTGCGACCCTTATCGCTGGCAAAGGTCAATGCAAGTTTTACAAGATTCAGGAATACCAATCGTTGAATGGCCAAGCACTTCGGCTGCTCGTATGATTCCTGCTTGCCAAAAGTTTTATGATGCAGTTACAGATTTGAAATTGAAACACGACTCGGACCCATTATTGGCTAGACATTTATCGAATGCTGTTGTAAAAATTGATAGACTAGGACCAAGGATTGTTAAAGAGCATCGTGGTTCTCCGCGAAAGATAGATGCTGCAGTTGCTAGTATCATTGCTTTTGACAGGGCAACTGCTTCCAAACAAGCTGAAGTTGCCAGACCAGAGTTTTTTATATTTTAGGAGAATTTTGATAGTAACAATATTGCAGATTAGCGGTTTAACAATCACAAGTTTTGGAATAGGATTATTCAATATACCAGCAGGAATAATCGCTACTGGTGTTAGCTTATTTTTATGCGGTTTAGCCTTAGAAAGAGGTAAGTAATGTTCGGGAACTTATTTAACAATTCTGAACAACGAGCCATTTCTTTCCAATCCATTTGGGGTGCTGGCGATACTTTCGCCATGACAACCGAAGCAGGAAACAACATAGATGAAATAAACTCTATGAGAATCAACGCTTTTTATTCTTGTGTGCTTCTAATCTCAGATACGATTTCAACACTTCCTCTTGACGCATATATCCGCAGAGACGGCAACCGCGTACCTTACCGACCAAGACCACAATGGGTTTTTAGACCTGATGTCGACATGCAAAGAACAGAACATTATCAACAAGTATTGGTTTCATTACTTTTAGACGGCAATGCTTTCGTAAGAATATTTAGAGATTCCAGGGGCGATATAGCAAACTTAGTTTGTTTAGACCCAATGCGCGTTCAAGTGCGCAGAAACTCAAATCGTGAAATCGAATATTCAATAGATGAAGAACGCGCAGGAGTAGTTCCTTTCCAAGACATGATTCATGTTTCAGAAATGAGACGACCTGGAGCTTTGCGAGGAATGTCTAGAGTTGAAGAACTAAAAAACAATTTAGGTTTAGCTTCCGCTTTGCAAAGTTTTGCCGCAAGATTCTTTGGTCAAGGTGCGGTGGCACAAGGCATAATCGAAGTTCCTGGAAACTTAACTAGAGAACAAGCTCGCGAACTTGTTGAAAACTTTGACGCAAAACACAAAGGATACAAGAAAGCTCATAAAACAGGAATCCTTTCAGGTGGGGCTAAATACACCAAAACTTCTGCGACTCCTGATGAAGCACAAATGTTGGAATCAAGAAAACTTGCAATTGAAGAAATCGCAAGAATGTTCCGAATCCCACCTCACATGCTTGGAATCACGAATCCTGGAGCTATGTCTTATGCCTCAGTTGAACAAAACAATATCAATTTCGTTGTTCATACTTTAAGACCTTACATTGCAAAAATTGAAGATGCTTATTCTAATTTGTTACCAACAGATGCTTTCCTTAAATTTAATGTTGATGGATTACTGCGCGGTGATTACACAACTAGAATCCAAGGCTATTCAATCGGTTTGCAAGCAGGTTTCTATTCTGTAAATGATGTACGCAGATTCGAAGATTTACGACCAGTTGATGACGGCGACCAACACCGCGTACCTTTGGCAAACATAAACATTGTCGAAGCAGATGTTGTTGAGCAAGATAAAAAAGTTATAATGGCGCAAAGGCTAGTTCAATCAGGTTTTGAACCAGCAGGTGTTTTATCCGCTCTTGGATTACCACCGATTGCACATACTGGTTTGCCATCGACACAATTGCAAGCTATTGCTCAAATTGACCCAACTAATCCTGATTCTGTTTATGAGGTTCAATAATGACTTTGACAAGTAACGTAGTGACAACCAATGCCTCAACAGCAGTTCTTATCAAGAAAGCAGGCACAAATCCTATAAAATTAAATTTGCATAATTCTTCTGGTGGAGTGATTTATATTGGTGGTCCAAATGTTTCTAGTTCTAATGGTTTTCATTTAAGCAGTTCTGATAGTGTAGATTTAACTTTACTGGCTGGTAATTCATTGTATGGTTTATCAGGTTCAGGCTCTCGCGATATTGCTTGGTTTGAGCAGGATATTTAATGCCGTATTTTATTACTGATAAATCTCCTGATTGTTCTGGTTGGGCAACTATTAAAGAAGATGGCGAAGTTATTGGCTGTCACACGACTAAACAAGATGCAATTGACCAAATGGTTGCTGTTTCAATCGCCGAAGAAATTGAACCTGGAGGCGAAAGAGCTTTACCTGATGCTTTGCGAATCGGCGATTTTGTTTCTTGGAATTCTTCTGGTGGTAGAGCAAGAGGAAGAATAGTTAGGATTGTTAGAGACGGCACTATAAATGTGCCTGATTCAGATTTCACAATAAACGGGACTGAAGATGACCCTGCTGCTTTGATAAGAATTTTTAGAGAAGAAGAAGATGGCTGGCAAGCGACAGATGTTTTAGTAGGTCATAGATTTTCTACACTTACGAAAATTGATGATTTAAGAATTAAATACAAGAAAATGAAAAAACAAAAAAGAGTTTTACCTGACAATTACAGACCATCTCTTAGCGAAGATGTGCCAGAGGGTCGTGCTTGTGGTAATTGTATTTTTTACAAAGAAGATGATGTTAAAGAATTTGCAGATGGTGAACTTCGTGCTTGGTGTGAGAAGTGGGATGATTATGTAAATGGTGCATATTATTGCAACGCTTGGCAACCTTCAGAAGAAATAGAAGAAGATTTAGAAGATGAGTTAGAAGAATCAAGACAAGTCGATTTGTCCCCACCAAGTTATATGAGGGCAGCTGCTAGAAGAGGTTTGCAATATCACGCTGATGGTTTGTCTGGTGATGGATTAAAACAACAAACTGTAAACGAAGCTCGACAAATGGCTAGCGGAAATGTTTCGGAAGATAAGTGGCGCAGGATTGGTCCTTGGATTGCCAGACATTTAGTTGATTTGGATGCACCAAAAAATTCTAATACTTCCGACCCGCAATATCCTGGAGCAGGCTTAGTTGCACATTTGCTTTGGGGAAGCGGTCCAAGTAAAACAGCAGCCCGAAGAGCTTTAGCTTATGCTAATTCGGTAGTTGAAAGACTTGACCGCGAGGAAGATAGAAACAAATGGGCAAATTTGCAGGTATCATTACCAAAAGAGGAGAAACAAAAAAACATGAACAAAATTGAACGCAGAGTCAAAAAAGATGTCGATTTTGAGTTAAGAATAGATAATGCCGAATCTGATGGCATGCGTTTCTCTGGTTATGCAGCGGTATTTAATTCAGACAGCGAACCTCTCCCTTTTACCGAAAGAATAAATCCTGGAGCTTTCAGGAAATCTTTGCGCTCCCGTAATGAAATCAAAATGTTTATGAATCACAACATGGACCATGTGTTGGCTTCTACAAGAGCGAAAACTTTGAAATTGAAAGAAGATGACAGAGGTTTATTAGCTGAAGCTATTTTGCCAGACACTAGCGCAGGCAGAGATTTAGCAACCCTTATGAAACGCGGTGATGTTAATTCAATGTCTTTTGGTTTCTCTGTTCCAATGAATGGTGATTCTTGGTCAAGAGACGGAAAAATTAGAACTTTGAATGAGATTCGTTTGCATGAAGTTTCGATTGTTACAGGTTTCCCTGCATACGAAGCAACAACTGCAAGTGTGCGTTCTTTAGATATTTTGGCTTCAAGAACCAATGTTGATGCTGATGCTTTGGCTGATGCAATGTTCAAACTCGAAGCAGGCGAAAACCTTGAAGCTGCTCAAGCGGATTTGATTTCGGAAGTGGTACAAAAACTTAAAGTCCAACCAGATTTAGACCCAACTGTTTTATTGGATTTGAAAAAACAACAAATTGACTTGTTATACAAGGCGGTATAAATGAACAAAGAGCAAATCAAAGAAATCATTTTGAAAACAGCAGGCAATCCAAGCTCAGGTGTCATCAAAGATTTGGCAGAAGATTTAGCCGAAGCGATTTCAAAAATAGATGAACCAGAAAAGAAGAGCTTCAATCCTGTAACTGAAACAAGAATTTTGGAAACAATAGAAACAAGATAAATCTTGTGCCATAATTATTTTATGGTTTTGTGGAGCCACCTACCATATTAACTTTCGCGTGAGCCGTGAAGTCAAAACAACTACTATCTAATTGGAGTTTTAATGTCTGAATACATTAAACAACAAGCAGAAGCTCGCAAGCGTTCATGGGAAGAAGCAAAAGCTCTTCTTGATTCCGCTGCTGCTGAAAAGCGCGACTTAACTGCTGAAGAAAACGAAAAATATGCTCGAATCAGCGAAGACCTTGATTCAAGAGCAAAAGTAATTGAAACCTTAAAATCAGATGCAGAACGCGAACTTCGCGCAGCTGAAGCAATGAAAGGTTTTGAAAACCAAGGAAGACCAGAAGCCGAACTAAGCAAAGCAAAGCAAACTGATGCAGACACAATCCGCTCACTTGCTCGCGGTGAAATTCGTACAGCTAATTTCGAAAAAAGAGACGTATTGAAAAGTTCAACAGGTTCACCTGTTCCAACTTCTTTCTACGACCAAGTTCTCTTATTAGCTCGTTTTGTTGGTCCAATGTTGGAAACCTCAACAATTCTTAACACCGCAGGTGGCGAGAATTTACAGATTCCTTCATTAGCAACTTATTCATCAGGTACAGCATTTGCTGAAGCAAACGCAATCGGTGAATCTGACCCAACATTCAACTCATTCGTAACACTTGGTGCATACAAGTACTCATTCTTGACCCAAGTTTCACGCGAATTAGTAGAAGACGCTGGAGTAGATATTCTCGGATTCTTAGCTTCACAAGTTGGTAACGCAATGGGTTACTCTGTGAACGAAGCTCTGACAACAGGTACAGGAACAGTTCAACCAAACGGAATTGTTACAAGAGCAGGTTCTGCAGTTACAGGAACTTCTCTAAATCCAACAGCAGATAACTTGATTGATTTAGTTTATTCAATCGATACCGCTGGAAGAAGATTACCTGGAACAGGTTTCCAAATGAACGCAGCTTCAATTGCATCAGTTCGTAAATTAAAAGACGGCGCAGGACAATACTTGTTCTCACCATCTTTGACCGCTGAAGCAAGAGATTTGCTTCTTGGTTATCCAATCTACGAAAATCCAGCAATGGCAACCGCAGCTTCTGCTGTTAAGCCAGTGATTTTCGGTCACTTGCCAAGTTACTATGTACGCCAAGTTGGCGGATTGAAACTAGACCGCTCTGATGATTTTGCATTCAGCAGCGACCTTGTCACCTTCCGCGCAACATTCCGCGTAGACGGCAACTTGATACAGACACCACATATTAAGTTCTTCAAGTCCTCAAACTCTTAATAGTTTGAAGATTTGATTACTAGTTTGGGATACAGAGCGCAGGCTGTGTCCCAAACGCTTTTCGAGTCCATCTTCTTGTAAGGTGGACTCACCTGCGTATTTTAGGAGTCTTGCGTGAACGAAGAAAAAAAGAAGCTCGCAAAAAAAATGCACTTGCGAGTCGTTGGTGAAACAAAAAATAAAAGAATTTTATTTACTAGTAATGCTCCTTGGGCTTCAACTGGTTATGGGCAACAAACCGCTCAACTAACAACAAGATTAAAAAAAGATAATTATGAAGTTGCAATTGCAGCCAATTATGGTTTAGAAGCAAGCAACTCTGAATGGAATTCTTCTGCAGGTGTGATACCTGTTTATGCTCGCGGTCATGAACAATGGTCCAATGATGTTATTCCAGCGCACATGTACGACTGGACTCAAATTGACCCAGATGCTCAACATTTGCTTATGACTTTGTTTGATGTTTGGGTATTCAAAGGCGAGAAGTGGAAAGATTGGCCAATTGCTTCTTGGGTTCCAATAGACCATTTGCCTTGTCCGCCAGAAGTTTCAGTTTGGTGTCGAAACAAAAATGTTCACCCAATTGCTATGAGCAAGTTTGGTAAAGCAATGCTTGAAAATGTTGGCATTGAAGCCTCTTATGTACCTCATGGTATAGAAAATGTTTTCGAACCGACAGAAACTATTATTGACAATGTTGGTGAAATCGCTTGCCGAGAATTTATGAATATTGGTGAAGATAGATTCGTTGTCGGAATGAACGCTGCTAACAAAGGTGTTTATCCAAATAGAAAAGCGTTCGGCGAAAACCTATTAGCCTTTTCAATGTTTGCTAGGAAACACAAAGACGCTTTGCTTTATTTACATACAGACGCTTCAGGTTCTTTAGGTGGGATTCGTTTGACTGAGCTTATAGCTTCAGTTGGTATTCCAAAAGAACAAGTTGTTTTTGTCGACCCTTATATTTTAAGAGCTGGCGTCAGTCAAAAAACTTTAGCTGGCATTTATACAGCAATGGATGTTTTGCTTGCGACTTCTTATGGAGAGGGATTTGGAATACCAACAATTGAAGCTCAAGCATGTGGGACAAGAGTTATCGTTTCGGATTTTGCAGCTTCCGCAGAACTTTGCGGAGACGGCTTCAAGATTCCAGGACAACCTCTTTGGGATGCTCCTCAAAAATCTTGGTTTCATGTTCCTAATGTTGATGCAATTGTTGAAGCTCTTGAAAGCGCGTATAACGCAGGTCAGCAAAGGTCACTTAAAGCTATGGAATTTGCGGAACAATACAAGGCAGATGCGGTTTATGAAAACCTTTGGAAACCCACATTAAAGGCAATTTGGCAGGACAAAAACCTTTATGAATAGGAAGATACTAATATTGGGTGAAAGTCCCGCATTTTTGTTCTGTGAGCCTCTGAGGGGTATCTGATGATTCCCGCAATGATTGTCCCAGTCTTGACTCGATACGATTTGTTGGACCGAATGATAAAGTCCATAAATTACCCAGTCAAAGATTTATTGATAATCGATAATGGTGCAAAAGGTAACTCTTGGGAACCTGCTTGGAATCAATGGGTCTCAAAAGTTTGGCACATGAAAATACCATCAAACCTTGGTGTCGCATCTTCTTGGAATCTCGGAATAAAATCTTTACCTTTTTCTGAATATTGGTTGATAACAAATTTCGATGTCGAGTGGGGTGGGGATTCTTTGTCAATGTTCAGCGACCTTTCAGATGCAAACAAATTGCTTTTATCGAATGGTTCACCAGAATGGTGCGCTTTTAGTTTGGGTTGGAAAGTCGTTGACGAAGTGGGTTTATTTGATGAAGCTCTGCACCCAGCATATTTTGAAGATAATGATTATGAACGCAGATGCAAAGTGAAAGGTGTAACGATTGAAAGGTCTTTCATTCCTGTTGCGCATGATAATTCTTCGACCTTGAAAAATGGTTTTCAATCAGCCAACGATAGGACTTTTGAAAACAACGCGCATTATTACACTATGAAAATGCAAACAAAAGATTTGACAGACGGCAGATGGCAAATCAGGAGAAGAAGAAGAAATGCTTGGGACAATGAAAGCTGATGTAACGATTTGCACCGCAACAATCCCAATACGCTCTGAGCTTTTGCAAAGATGCATTGCGAGTGTTGCGAATCAGACTTTGCAACCCGAAAAGCATTTAATAATGGTTGATGAAAAAAGAGAAGGACATACTATAATTCTTGACCGCATGATTAAGAAAGCAAAAACAAAATATATTGCAATCCTTGATGATGACGATGAACTTTTACCAAGACACATTGAAGCTATTTACAATTGCATAGAGGAAACCAACGCGGATTTAGTTTTTCCTTGGTTCAAATATTCGAACTTGCCTGATGGTGGTCATTTAGAAAAATACAGGAACCAACCTTGGGACAACAATCAACCAAGGCAAGTTCCTATAACTTGGATTGCTAAAAGAGAAACCATTTTATCTGTTGGCGGTTTTCAAAAAGATTTCGACATAAATAGTTACATAGTTGACAAAGAGGGCAATCGAGAGGGACAAGATTTTGCAATGATAAAAAAGTTATGCGCTATAGATGCAAAAATTGTCCATTACCCAGAAGTCACTTGGATTTACCACGTTGGTCATGGTTCAACTTTAGGGATGCCTGTCAGATGGTAGACGTAACAATCATTACAGCCGTATATGGCGACAGATATAACCATTTCATAGATGGTTGGTTTGAAGCAATCGAAAACTTAGAACTAAAACCCAAACAAGTTTTAATGGGAACAGACCAATACAGGAACGCTAATTGCAAACAAATAATACGCAATACGGATGGAATCAAATGGCGTTCACCATTTTTTTGGAACGAATGCGCCAAAGCTGCTAAAACAAGTTGGGTTTGGGTTTGTGATATAGACGACAGATTAAAACCTAACGCATTAAACAATTTAGAAAAACAAGATTGCGATATTTGGCAAGTCGGCTATCAAGTACAAGGCTCGCAAGAAATCTATATACCACCAAATTTGATAAACGAAACAATTTATACAGAACCTTATTGTTATTTTTGTTGCGCTTCACCTATCAAAAAATCTTGGTTAGATAAATGTCCTTACCCAGAAGTCGCTTACGCTGATTGGGCAATGTGGCGCAAATCAGCAAGAATTGGTGCAAAGTTCGGTTATGCCAACGAAGCTCTTTACGATTACCGAAAAGATTTTGTCAATTCAATGTCAGGATGGGCAGACGCAGATTTGAACAACAGAAATGAGGCCCTTGAATATTAAAAACTTCAAAAACAAATACGGATTGAATACCCCAAACGCAAAAGGTGAATCTCATATTCAGGGTTGGGGTTCAGAGAGCATAGCTTTGACAAAAGTTTTGAATGAATGCGAACCTGAATCAATAATCGAAGTTGGTTCTTGGCTCGGAGCTTCAGCGTTGTTTATGGCTTCAAAAACGCAAGCGGAAATCATTTGCGTTGATACTTTTTTAGGTTCAAATGCAAGCCTTTGGCAAGATTATCAAGCTCAAGATTTGATTGGAGATTTCGACAAGATTTACAAACAATTTTGCATAAACATAACGAGCCAAAATCTTAACGAACAAATAGGTGTTTTACCTATGACAAGTTCTTCCGCCGCAGAATTATTCTTAAAAGAACAAGTCACCGCAGATGTGGTTTACATTGATGCAGGTCATAGAGAAAGAGAAGTTTATGCTGATTTGCAAGATTACTGGCAATTAACGAACAAAATCTTGATAGGTGACGACTACAATCCTGTTTGGGGTGGGGTCATTATCGCAGCCAATAGATTTGCTTTAGAAAACCAATTACAATTAGAAATAATTGACGACAAGTTTATTTTGAGACGATAGACTGAAGAAAAGATTTAGGAGCAATTTTGGCAATCACAAACGGCTATGCGAGCTTGACTGAAATCAAAGCAGCATTGCGTATAACAGATAGCGTAGATGACGCTTTATTAGAAATGGCAGTTGAATCAGCCTCTCGTCTAATAGACGGCTACGCCAATAGAGCATTTTATTCAATTGGAACGGCAACGAGATATTTCGTGGCTCAAGACGATTTCATTTGCCCAATTGACGATTTAGCAGGAACAGCTTCACTTGTAATCCAAACAGCAGGAAACGCTGACGGAAATTTTGATACGACTTGGGCTGGAGACGATTATCAACTTGAACCATTGAACCAAGTTTTAGACGGACAGTCTTGGGTTTTTACCGACATTCGAGCAATTGGCGATTATCTTTGGCCAATCTTAAATGGCGAAGCTCTAATAAAAGTTAGAGGAGTTTGGGGTTGGAGTTCTGTTCCAATTACAATCAAACAAGCCACAATTATTCAAGCAAGTCGTATTTTCAAAAGATTAGATTCACCTTTAGGTGTTGCAGGTTTCGGCGATTTGGGAGTCATGAGAGTTTCCTCATCATTAGACCCAGATGTGGCTCAGCTGGTTATGCCATTTAGAAGAATGAGAACTTTCGCCTAATGGCTTCAATAGCAACTTTGCGAGAAAAACTAGCGATTAATTTAGCAACTATTCCAGGATTAAGAACTTCTGCTTAGATC